GCGCCACCGATCGAGTTGTCGAGTGCATCGAAGTGATTCGTCTCGATGATTCGAACATTGTCGATCTTCGGAATCTCGCCCGTGATGAACGGCTGCGAATTCGTGTGCGAGATCCATTCGCGATAGTTCGTATCGTTCTTGACGCCGCGAAGTGCTTTCGTCGAGGCAATCAGGATATACGAACCGTCCGAGTAGGGCGGACACTTGAGATCGCCCATCAGGATGTCACGCATCAGGCCGATGTGCTGTGCCGTCATGTTCTGATCGGGCTCGTCTCCGAGTGCGCCTGCCGTGTTCTCATGGAGGTCGCTGACCCCGTTCGACGTGACTTCGTAGACCGTCGACCGGAGGGCATCGGCGCACATCTTGTCCATCGTGAGTCGGAGCTGATCACGAAGCGCACGCTGCACCTTGTTCGTGATGTCGTAGTGGGTCAAGTTCTTTTCGAACTCGGTGAGCTTCACCTTGTAGCCCCACTCAGAAACCTGAACGGAGACGGTGTCGATCAGCGGGCGGCCAGACGGGAGCTCGGTGTTCTCGTCGACCGTGGTTGCCAGCGGCAGATTGTGAACGCGAGTCACGGTCACGGTATCGCCGCGGTTCTTTCCAAAACCGGGCTCCGTATCCATGAACCCCATGAACTGGCTGTTCGCGACAGCTCCGTCACGAATCTTGCTGGAAATGGCGTGATTCTTGTAAACGCCAGAAGGTCCGTCGGCTACCCAAGACATAATTCAATCCTCCGTTCAGATCAGTCCGTGTTTCAATTTGAAAGCGGTTGCGGCTGAGTGAATCGAGACTTCCGCCTCGCCATCTTCCGAACCTCTGGACTTCTGGGGTGCCGGACGCTCTCCGGCAGAGGTGCCCCCGGTACGATCCGGAGGCGCAGTAAGGCTGGCGATGGGCGTACCCACCATTCGATCCATCTCGCGCGCGACTGCGTCGGCGATTCGGTCTGGATCCTTTGAAAGTGATCCGGCAGAGGAGAGACGGTTGTATGCGGCTGAAGCGAGGTCGCGTTGCGCTGCGTGCTTCGCGTATTTCGTTTGGAACGAAGTCCAGATGACGGAACGCTCTTCGGCAGCGGCCTGGTCGGCTCGAATCTCTGCCGTGTGGGCTTGTAGGCGCCGTTCGCTCTCGGCCAGTACACGCGAATCGCGATCGGTCAGCCATTGCCGGTAGCCGTCGGGATTCTCGAGCGGGTCGGGCATCGGCTGGATCGGGGCCGCCTGTTTACGATCAGGATCGGATGGGTTCCTAGAAAGGAACGAATCCAGCCGGGTACGTTCTCGGTCGACGTCTTGCTCGAGGCGCTGTGCGCGCTCTTCGGCTGCCGCCAACTGGGCGCGGAGCTGATCGGGGCTCAAATCACCCGTTCCGGACGAATCCGAATCTGTATCGATGTTGGTATCGAAAGACAATCAGTTCTCCCCCTTGGGATATAGATTGCCCTTCATTCCATACCTGTCAACTAGGGAATCGGCTGGGCCACCTTCGAACGGGTGAATCGGTTCCGGCCATGGGTTACGGCGGCAGCCTCGGCTTTACTTACGGCGGCTGATTCTTCCATTCTATGGTCGATGCGCCGAGCCGCCTTTACCCCATCAGCTATCTGAGATTGGAGGTTTTTGGCAATTTTTCGTTGTTCAAGCAATGAAATCAAAATCGCGTGGGACCTCTCAATCGTCAATTCGTGCTTTTCTGACAAAATTTCTGCGTCATGCAGGATTTCGACTGATCTCTTCCAGATCGCGACCTCGAGCGCATCGAACGCCAATCTCGCGCGGGCGCCCATGTTCCGGGTCGATTCATCCGTCAGGCTCATAGTACCGCCCCCGATAGACCCTCCGGAACTCCGGGTGCCGCAGGATCTACGCCGCCTTGGTTCTGGGATGTGATGGGTGGAATCGATTCGGGCTCTCCGGGTGGTACCTGACCGTTGGCCCCCGCAATGAACTCATCGGCTTTTGCCTTGGCCTCGGCCTTCGACGCTTTGTCGATGTTCCGGATCTTCTCCTGCTGGCTCAATCTAAGCTCTTCCGCATCGACACCAAAATCCTTCAGGATCACGGTCAGCAGTTTCGACATCGAGTACTCAGAGATGAACGACTGGAGTAGCTGCGGATTGCCGCCAATGACGTTGAGTGCGCCCAGCAGACCTCGGGTGCGCTGCCCCTTCTCGACCGCCTTGGTCAGCCCGCTTGCTCGGATCGCAAGGGGACGCTGCTTGAACTCATCGCGGCGACTGAGGAGCATCGCCTGCTCGTCCTTGGTCAGCCCATTCCAGATGCCAGGCGATTCCGGCCCGACCTTCTGGAGTGCAGTGAAGTAGACGAGCTCGGCAATCGGACCCAGAAACCCAAGATCGATATCCATCGAAATCGAGTTGTTGAGCGCACTGGCGCCTTGCTGGCTGGCTTGCACCTCGGTTGCGGTCGTCTCGCCGGATTGCACGGACTGGCCGAGTGAGATATCAGACTGCGCCGCGGCTTCCTGTGCTTCCTGTTTCGTTGCTTCCCACAGATTCATCAGGTCGGCACCGATGGTACGGCCCATCTCGATCACGCTGATGCCGCGTTCACCCGGATTCGCATCCTCACTACGGATGATCGTTTGGTTCGGTGCGATACCGAATTCGATCTGTTCCGGGTTATCGAGGACGTCTGGATTCACTTCGAACGCATTCATATTCATTGATGCGATATCAATGATTCGGTTCATCACGTTTTCGTTCGTTGCCACCGCCGAACGGAACAGTTCCACGTAGGTTCGACCATCGACCGGCGAAAGCGGCGCCTGCAGTACGGGATGACCCACGATCCAGTCCTTCCCGTGCCACCACGGATTCGACTCAGGACCACGGATGATGACGGAATCGTTGGCGATGACGACGAGTTGCCGCTCGCGGACCTTTCGCTTCGTAGTGTCGTTGTCCTTGCGATCGATGAGGTCAACCAGCCATTCCTTGATCAGGATCGGCGTTCGAACGGAAGTCATCGACTGGCCCTGGCCGGAAGAGTCCTCCCTGTTCGCGACGATGTCTCGATCGTGATGGGCGACCAATCCCTCGATTGCTTCCTTGTCGTAAATCGGGTTTCCTTCGCTATCCAGCAGTTCGGCCTGGCGAAGCAGGGTTTCCTTGTCGGCTTCCCAGAATCGGACGCGGTAGAGTCCACGGCCTGTCGGATCCCAGTAGCATTGGCGCGGATCGACTTGCTCGACTGCGACGCGGCCATTGCGTGGATCGTAGTTGACGGCGGCCACCATCTTCATCAGGGCGCCTGTCTGGCAGAGATTCCCGAAGATGTGTTCGAACGGGACCGGGTGACCGGAGGCGTTCGTGCCTGCAAAATCGAGGGCCAGCCGAGTCAGCTTGGTGGCGAATGCCGAATACTGACCCGTCTCGTCCTGAAGGTCCTTCACGCTGACCCAGTCTGGGGTCTGGGTGAGGGCCTGCCGATGCAGGGCTGCGAATCGCTCTACGAAGTTTGCAACGGACGCTGAGATCTCAGCCGACTGCCATTCGAGTTTGTCCTCAAACGACTTCCGCATCCAGAAGGCGTGGAGGTTTTCCTCCCAGACTTCGTGCCGCGGATTGAAGCCTGTCTCGCGCACGTTCTCGGCTTCGTCGAAGTAGCTACTGAGCAGCGAGATGATTTCGCTGTCCTCGAGGTCGAGTGGGGTATCCTCGAGGTCGGAGCTCGGGGCTCTGAATGCAGGCGTCCGGACTGCAGGATCGATCTCGTCGTCGAACTCCCCGTCGAACGGCTCTTCGCCGGTATCGGAGCCGACACTCAGCCGATCAAATGGGGTTTCGGGGAATGCCATGCTGTCTACCTCTTTTCCGCTCGCCTTTTAGCTCGCATTTTTTTTACGCGGGCCGCTTCCTTGGCTGCGCGTTCGCGACGCTCTTCTCGCTTACCCTCTTCGGTCTGTTTGAGTTTGCCACCGGGCTCAGTTTGATACGTCCCTGGTCTGCTGACCCTCTTCTCGAATGATTTCGTCAATGGGGTCGACATCAACGATCCACCAGTAGTTTCCCAGTCATTCCTCACAGCCCTTGCGTCAGACTTGTGCAATTTGGAAGTCAACCTGCCCGCCGTCGATTCAGGATGCACTCCGCTTCTGACCGGGTTCGCCTTTGATCTTGAGACAAGGGCCGAGTCCTTCTTCCTTGAACTTTTCTTCGCGGCCTTCTTCTTCGCAGCCATGCTCGCTCCTTAGGGGATCTCTCTGAATTCTTTAGGAAGCCTCACAGTTTGCTCCCTCAGGGATTTACTTGGCCCAGACTGGCTTGCAGTGTACCGGGCAAAGGGAGATGTGCGAAATTTGCTGCGTTTCTTCTTCTGCTCGCCGCGTGGGAAGTAGACCCCAGCGAAGTAGCGTAGTGTATCTCCCACATCCGAAGCGGGATGATTCTTGACCGGCGAGGAGCCCACCACATTGCCCGAGTGCTTGGGGTAGTGCCAGCCGCCGCGGAGCGCGTGCCATACCGGCTTGGCTCGTTCGCGATCGATCTGTACCATTCCCTGCCCGCCGGGTCCAAGCAGCCCAATACGTCTATTCAATGGATCAGTACCCGATAGGATATCGATTGGACCGGGGCGCCAACGACCGCCGAGTGTTTTCTTGATGACGAGAACGGCGGACTGCCGGGAGTCGGACTGGTCGCGGTTACCCAGTGACGGATCGCCGACGTGACTCCAACGACCCTTGAATTTGCTGTACCGCGTCTCGAGCAGGTTGTAGACCTGATCCTCGATCAATTGATATACACCGCCGTCCTCTTCGACGAGGCAATCGAGGATGTACCAGATCCCAGACGGTGCAATCTGGTGGATCGTGCAGACCGGAGTCAGTCCACCATCCCACGACAGGACGAGTTCGGCGCCTGAAATCGGCTTTAGGTTATTGGCAACGTGAACCTTCTCATTGAACCGAGGCGTAACCGCTACACCCTCCTGCTGGAATCCGAACTGGCCTTCAATGAATCGACGTTGCAGGTCAGGACGTCCGGCGAGGTCCTTAGACATCTCTTTGTAGTACCCAGGCGGTAGATTCGTTTCGTTTTCCGGTTTCTGCGTCTGGAAGTGGGTGTATCCTTCGGTACCGGGATCAATGAACTTCTCGTAGGTCCAGTGGGCCTCATCCGGGTTGTTCTGTGCGAGTTTGGCTGCATACCAGTTCATTCCGGGTTGTCGAAGGCGGGTCAGTGCTGTTTCGAAGATCATGGGCTGAATGCCGCCAGTACCTGCAGCGGGTGAGGGCTCGTCGATACCGAACATTCCGAATTCGCGGGATTGCAGTTTATGGGCGTCCTTCTCGTCGTCCATGCCCATGAACGTCACGGATCCGCGCATCCCCTGAGCGGTCCAGTGGAAGATCTTCTCGCTTTTGATGAATGTGCCCATCATTCCAACCGGGAACCACTTGAAGAACTCATCCATCGTGGTATCGCGCATGTTCTCCCAGGTATCACGAATCAATGCACACTTGGCGCCCGGATTGAATTTCGTGTAGTACCAGACGGCCCAGCACAGGCCCGCGCTCTTGCCCTCGCCCATACGGCACGAGAACAGATCGACGACCTGCGGCTTCTCCTTGGTATCCCAGTCTGCGGGACGAGTCGTACCTTCGAAGGGTCGGTTCTCAATGAATATCTTCTGTGTTGGATTCGCTACAAAGCGAATGTTTCGCTCAGCGATCGCTTCACTCATCGATGACCACCCCAACCACCTCGTACTCGTCGGTTCGAATGTTCTTACCGTCGCCTACGTTGGTTTGTATGTTTACCACCACACCCTTACCCGTAGCGGGCTCCACGTTGCGCGCGAGTTCTTGCGGCGGCTTCAGATCGAAGAGCTTGATCAGCATATCGGCGGCTCGAGTCTGTGCCGCGTGATCCTCAAACTCCTGAAATTCGCTCGTATCTTGATTCCATTGGTACTTCTTGCCGGTAATCGATCGTTTGATGGCATTGACGATGGAGTCTGGCCCGAGGCCTTCCGAAACGAGCATCTTCTGGAATGCTTCACGGAATACGCCACGCTCTCGTCCCGATAGGATGTCTCTCAGCTTCTCCTTCGACATACCGATATGCCGTGCGGCGCCTGCAACCGTACCTCCGGCGGCCAGCATGAGCATGGCCTGGCGCTCTCGGACGTTCATCTCGGCAAGCGGATCCTCCATCGGGGGTCCGTAGGTCGCGCAGTAGTTGCAGAGCATGGGCGGCGCTTCATCGGCGTCGAGGCTCAGGTCCTTGGCGAAGAATTTCGAGAACTCATCCGGGCTCTTAGGGACGCCACAGCCGTCGCACGGGTCGAGCTCCTTGCGTACCCCTTCAGGAATCCACGATCCCCTCTGACTTGGCCGTGGCGGATTGTCTGGTAGATTCTCTGTGGATAGCCCGAGGCGCTTTTCGTCCATGGGCGGAAAGTACACCAATCTCCGAGGAGACAAGTTCCATGCTCAAATTGAAAGACGCAGGCAAGCAACCCGCCAATACGGGTGGTAACGACAAGCACGCCAGTGCGCCGGGTACGCCGGGTGACGCCGTCGGTCGCAGCGGCGGGTCTCCGGGCCGTCAGATCTCCGATCAGATTCCCCGAACGAAGGTTCCGAAGAACGAGCTTTCAAAGAGACTGCCGTAATGGCCGCCGCATTCTTCAGCCAGATCCTGAACAAGAAACTCCAGGACAAGATGACGAGCAAGGGCCTCGACCCGGATATGATCAAGCCGATCCCCGGTGCTGCTGCTGCTGGAGCGAACGTCAAGAACACCGACAAGGTGACCAAGCCCAAGCCCAATAACAACCGGGGCAGCGGGTTCGCCTAGAAACGACAAGACCCGCGTAGCTGCGATGCGCTACGCGGGCCTCCGTCGAAAGGGAATCCAACGGTCGACATGCGACGTCGGCATTTTACTCATGTTCCATGTGGAACGTCAAGCTATTTCCAGCTATCGAGCGCCTTTTTTTCGAGTGCTTCGACGTAGCGGCGTTGAGTGAGGACGGCATCCATCTTCATTCCCTCGAGGCGCTGTAGCCTATCCACCTCAGGATCCCCATATTTGCTCGCACCCAGCGCATGGCTCAATTTTTCGGATGCGTAAGCAAGCGAGCGATCTAATCTTTTCAGTGTTTTGTTCGCATCGATCAGGCTATCGACGAGATTCTTGACGGCTTCAGCGTCGAGGGGCATTCGAAAGCCCTTTGGCGAGTAGATCCCTAAGGACCTGAGACACGCTCACATCGTATTTATCCGCGAGGTCGTAGACCTTCTGCGCCATCTTGTCGTCACAGGCGACCGTGAGGCGGTTCGTGTTTATGGCTGCACGCTTCCCCATGCTCTACCTCCGTTGATATCGTAGATGGTTCCGATCGTGACGCGATAGCCGCGTTTGCGGACTTCCTCATGGATGGCTTTCGAAGTCATCCCTTCCATGTTCCATCGCTTGATCTGTGCGACAATGACTTCGTTCAGCTTTTGCGTGCCGGGGTTGATTCGGCCCATAACGGCTCGAATTGAGGGTCTTTTGTCCGGTGGCAGTGTCATATCGATTGATCGCATGGTATATGTATACATCAGCTTAGACTCATTGCAAGAGGCGCCATGACTTATCGGCTCGAGTTCACGATCAATCAGTTGCCGCCGATGAATTCTGCGGACGGCACGAATCGCTGGGTCCGTCGGAAGCTCCGGAAGACGTGGGAACTGCTCGTCTGGGAGAAGGTGCGTCTCAAGAAGCCACCCGCGCCGCTACGGAGGGCCACTGTGTCTCTGGTCCGTCACAGCAGCGTCGAGCCGGACTACGACAACCTGGTGCAGGGAGGAAAATTCATCATCGACTCACTCGTTGATAACGGGATCTTCGTTTCCGACAAGATGAGCGTGATCGGTAAGCCAAACCACGACTGGAAGATGGCGGCGCCGCGGAAGGGCCGGGTCGATGTGGTGGTCGAAAGTATTGATGATGGGAGTGGAAGCAATGGCATTTGAAACCATTACAAACAAATACGAGACGTGCGGAATCTGTAATGAACCTGTCCGGGTGGATGCAGCGAGTCCGTCTGATATCGATCTCTTCATGCTCCACGA